AGTGCCATCGATATCACTTAACGCCTTATATGAAATTTGATTTGCTATACCAGTGCCTGTTCCTGCACCAGTTGCATTAAAAATTATTCCTACTTTGTTTTCTACAGCACCGATCAATGTAAAATCAGTTGTTCCTACAGTAGTAATTTCATATGTTTCACCTACTGTAAAGTATCCTGCTGTTAAAGGTATACGTTGTCTTCCATATACTTGTACTTGATTGTTATCAGGGTTACCTGCAAAAATAAAGTTTTGATCATTACTGATTGCAAGACTTCTTCCTGATCCTTTTGATGATGTAAATTCTTGTAGTTCTAAGATATCATCTGTCAATACAGAATTATTTAAAGTGTAAATTCTAAGTGTTGATGTACTACCTGTTGTTTCAGGTTCACTGATTACAAATAGATTTTCAGAATATGCAATTGCTGTACCGAATGATGCAGATTCTGTTATTTGATCTCCAGTGTCTTCATCAAATGTATTTGTCTGAGGGTTTAAACCGTAACGATAAACTTTACCTGCGGCTGAGTCACCAATTAAGTAACCCATTCTTGGAGTGTATGCTACTGAACTACCGAACTCTTGTCCGTCAGCACGATTTAGATTATTTGTTAAACTGTAGTTAATCGACTTGCGATACACACCCCAACTACCGTCACTTGCTTGGTCTACCCAAACAGTATTTTTTGAGAACTCTGCTTCATTTAAATCTAAGTCTGCAATGTCTGATGGTTTTGCTACACGTTGTTCAACGAATGTAAATCCAAGTCCTGTAGGGACAAGTGTAACAGGCGCAGTTTCTAATGTCAAGTTAATTCTAATTTCTCTTGTGTTAACAATTCTAGTTGCAAGATAATAACCATCAACGTTAGGACTAACATTGACAAATGTTACTGGATCAAGTTTTGATAAGTTATGTCTTTCAGCAAATGTAATTGTAACAGTGTTATCATTATTTGGTGTTATGCCTGATACTCTGCCTACTGGTTTGATTGCATATACTCTCCATTGTTCTTTGAAGTTAGCAATCCACATGTAATCTCTTACATAAAATTGTTGAATCGGAATACGTTTGCCATTAACATTCACTGCTCTACTTTGTAAAGAAGAATAATTATAGGCTGCCATTTTGACATCATCGTAGTTTACGTAACCTGCTGTTGGGTATAGACTTAATGGGTCTTCTTGTTGCAGTGTTGATAAAAGATTAGGACCTTCAATTGGTCTTGCATAGTTAAACAAGTTATGAACTGATACTTCTTGTTGAGCGCCTATTGTAGGAGTACCTTCTGTTAAAGATACGATACCAGGATTGCCTGTTAGTTTTGCTTGATCTAATCTAAAGTCAACAAAGTTACTGTTTAATGTTCCACCGAACTGTCCTGAAAGAATTGCCCAGTTTTCATAAACATCATAATCAATTCCACCAGTTGGTAATTGAGTTCCTTTAAATGCTGATACTGCGTTAGTTGTACCCTTAGATTGAATTAAGTTCTTGTAAACATTTACCTGTGTAATGTCTGATAGATTTACACTTGACAAATAATCTCTAGGTCTAAATCCTATTAGAGAGAACGATAATTGATCTGCATCATTTTCTAAGTTTGCTGTGTTACTGTTGTAATACAGTGTGCTTTCGTATGAACGTGTAGCAGAGTTAGGTAACAAGCCTTTTTGTATATCATTGTAATCTGTTTCTGTCCAATCAAGTTCAATAAATGTAGCACTTGGTTCGATTGTTTTGTTTGCTACATAATATTTGTTCTTGTATTTTACAATCTCGCCTTTTGCATATTTGTATGCAGTCTTCCATTCATAAACATTATCTTGGTTAAGAATAAATCCAGATGCATTAACTGTTCCGTTCCATTCAGCAGTCTTAGTACCACGCAAGTAAATACGTTGCTGTCTTAGACCTGTAATCAAGTTATAAATGACATCATTAAACACTGTGTTATTGTCAAAGATAATACCATGTTCAATACTGCTCAAATTAAATTGACCATAAGACATGACATCACCTTGATTCAAAGTTTTAACTTGGAACTTAGTGTCTAATCTTTCTATTGCCATATCTTTTGTTGCAATAGGATATAAGTTTTGATTTAGTAAGAAGTTATCTTGCTCAATAGTTAATGGTTGAACAATATCACTTTCTTTTTCTACTTTTAAATCTTGTGCTGATGGGTTGACAGTCAACAAAGATCCTTTCTCCCAATTGAACTGTGTCCAATAGAGATATTCTTTAATCATTGTGTTCCAAGTTATCTCTGCACCACTTTCGATGTTGTCGAATATCATGCCTTTACGAGTTAACCATGAACCGTAACTTGCTAAGAATTGTGATAAGCCTTGGAATGTATAATACTGAGTACCATAAGGTATGATTTGCTCATCTCTTGCTGTTGTAGTATAATCATTAGCAATTTTAACACTGTAATCGTCTACGTCAATATTAGTATTGTTTCCGTTACTGAGTGGAGTATCAATTGTAAAATATGCTTGATCTTGTGAGTTACCAAATACTTTCCAACCGTTCTCTACAATCTGAATAATAACACTTGAGAATTTTATTTGATCGTTTGGTTGATTATCATGTAGTAAAACAGAATAACTTTCATCTGGTATTAATAGTGATGAATTGTCTGAGTTAGGTGTTGCTTTTTCTACAAAGAATTTCAATAATGTTTTATCACTGAAGCCAGCAAGTCTGTAAACTAAACGAACATCTAAGTTGTCTAATAAAGATGTAATTTCTGTAGTTGCATCAACACCCTGTTGTTTCTCAAAATCAACAATCCAGTTTATGTAACTTGTTTTTGCTACGCCATTACCATATATTTCAATATTACCAATATTTAAATGACTTCTATCATTTACTAGATATTGTTTGAATTCTGTGTTATACTTATAATTGTCTAAATCTGCTCCTAAGTTAAAGAACTGAGCAGGCTTAGTTAATGCAAATATTCGCATCAAGTCAAATGGGTAAGATGAACTTCTTCTATATGCAAATTCAGACGGTGCATCGTCTCCTACTTTCCAATCACGTTTGAATATGTTAGAATCATATGAACCTATCATTGCATCAAACGGAGATAAAAGATCACCGTGATCGTCTACTGGGATAATTTTACTTAAGCCAGGACGTTTTAATTCGTCAACTGTAATACTAGTTGTTCCACCTGTATTATAAATAATACCTGCTTCAATGTCTCCCCACATGATTCCGTTATCACTTGTATAAGGAGCGGGTCCATAACGACTAGTCCACCAAGCGGGCATTTCTGAAAAGCCTAACATTTCCCATGGTGCTATGTTTGGTTGTGATGTACCATAGAAGTATTCATAGATACCTCTCCAGTAACCTTGATAGATTGGCTTGTCATTTAGTTTATTACCTGACTGCCAATAGTTCCAACTGAACTCGTTGTTGCTTGTGTAACCTGTTTGTTTTTTATAATCAATTCTATTTTGTCCAGCCCAGTTTAAAAACTGCGAACTGTAAATTTTTAAATAGTCTTCTGTTGAGTATGTTGATTCTCTAAAGAATCCAGGTAAGACTTCATATGCTTCAATAGGAACAATAGTACTTAATTTAATATTGTTGTAGATTCTAGTTTCAAATTCTAATAATGCTTGATCTCTAAAATCAGTAAGTCCTGTCTCTGGAGTATAATCAAGTGAATACAAAGATGTATACGATCCGTCATGCCCTCTCAACATATATGTTGACCTTTGATAGTTTGGATCTAAAACAACTGCTGGTTTCCATTTAGGATACATTCCCAACTTAGTTGGTGTATTAGGTACATAGTTACCATATGTTTGATTATATTCTTTAATTGTAACAACATCACCTGCTTCTAAATCTTTTGTTACTGTCAATGAAGGTGCAGTTGTTGATACAACATAATCTACGTCTCTAATCAACTGAGTTGTCTCTGCAACGCCACTAGTTGTTCTTGTAAGATAAACTAGAACTCCTTTGTAGTTTGCTTCTGTAAAGTTATACGTTTGTGCTAGAGGGTAAATAGACTCTTGCAATGCGTTTGCAAACGTATACGTGTTTGACTTGTATGGTGCTTGTGATGGCAACATGTCTGACCAGAAGAATGAATCTCCTTCTGATTTAGCAGTTACCATTTGTTCTAATGCTGTGTCTAATATATAACTAGGCTCAAATCTACGTTCCCAATCTATATCATTTACAGTCTTAACAAGTTGCTGTTTATACTGTGTATACTGACTAGAATTAAATTGGAGTGAATTGAATAAGTTATGTTCTGACTTACGTAAAAACACACTCGGCAATACCAATGATGCAGAGTTTTGTATAATTTTTGTGCCATAAGGTACTAAGTTCCCTAAGTCTCTTAAATTATTAGATCCAAAGATATCACCAGTTGAATTTGGATTGTTAATAAAGATATCTTGGTATTGTGATCTAATGTCACCTATGTCTGCAATTTCTAAATCTGTGTTAAAAGGATTGTTGCTTAAATTAATAGGTATGCTATAATAAGCAGTCGTTGATGTCTGATTGCTTAGTACCAAAATTTGTACTGGTGTATCTGCTAATGGTGCAGTGTTTAATGTAATTTTTGTTGCTGTGCTAGATACATCAATAGTATATGCAGTTTCTAATTGATATACATTGTTTACATATACTTGTATACGAGGCCATGAATCGTCTGCTTCTGGAATTACAGCAACATCACACGTGAATTCTGCTGTGGACCCTTTAGTATATTCTAGTTCAAATACTTGATATTGAACTGAGGGGGCAAGTGCTGTTTGCCAACCCAATTCACGTGTTTTTTCTGTACGTGTAGAATAATTATACACGTAACCTGTATTAACTTTTTCAGTAACCGGAGTTGTTCCAGTTACATATGAAAATGAATCAACGTTAAGTGAGCAATCAAAACTAATATCACCGACATTATCTACTGCTGAGTATCTTAATGGGAAACCTAATACTGCATCATTGATGCCAGTTCCTCTACCGTAAGCAAAGAGTTTGTTTCCTAAGAATGATGTACCTTGATAGATTGTTGTATCTCCCAATGAGATTCCATTCTTATCAAAGATGTCAAACTGTGGTGCTTGATTGACTGTTAGTTTTTGTTGTGCTTCTTCCCATGTAGTGCCGTCAAACCAGAATGTAGAACCTTGATAATTATATCCTCTTAGTGCTACTGTTTGATCATCAACTAAACATAAGGAGTCTTCTGCTTCAGTCAATGTGATAACTGGTGCTGAACCGAATGTAATTGTTGAGAAGCCAACAACGTAAATTTTGTTTCTAACTTCTAAGTTAGTGTCAGCAGTAAAGACAATTCTTGTGCCTGAAAACAACTCATAGTTGTTGACTGTTGTATCACTACCTACGATTGAAACATTAGATTGACTAACTACAGTTGAAGATGCAAACTCGACTGTTAAGACAGTATTAGTTCCTGATTCTTCAACATTTGTAATTCGTGTATTGTTTGGTAAAGCAAAATTAGAATCTGTAACATACATGCTTACATCAAATTTAGTAAAGATGTCTGCTGTAGGAATAGTAATCGTTGTACTTGTTCCTGTTACTCCTGCAATTGTTGCAGTATAACTTGTATACGTTTCAATGTCAGGATAGTATTGCTGTTTATTTGCAACTTGATCGAATGCATTTGTTGTTCTTGTATCGATAAAGTCTACTGGTGCTTTTGCAACTGTACCTGCATCAAACAGTTTTAAGTTTGGATAAAACTCAATGATCGGACGTTTTGCTTTTGCATTACCCGTAGCATAAGTTGTTACGATAGAAGGGTCTTCGTTGTAATTAGCAGTAGCATTGATAACATCAATGTGGAACCATCTGTTAGAACGTGACCATGCATTTCTATTGATAGAGTTTCTACCTATAGTAATATAATCTTGGTTAATAGGAATAAACAATTCAGTATCAAAGTTACCAATTGAATAAGGTAATGAATCATATGGAATATAGTTTGTTCCAGTAAAGTCTTCTGGTACTGTTAGATCAGTTGTCGGAATCAAGTTAATAGATTCTCCTACACCCTGAATATAGTATTCACCACTTAGATATTTTGACGGAATAACATCTCCGTTAAATTGTACTTTTAATCCGTTCGTAAAGACAACACCATTAGTAGATGTGAATGTCTTTTGACCTAGAATGTCTTCATCAACATCTAAAGTGTTTGTTAAGTTACTTTCGATTAACTTAATACTACCCACTTTATTTGCATTTGTACCGTCTTGGTAGTATAATGTATCAAGTATTGCTGACAGATAAGGTACTTTAGTAATCTCACCTGCTAATGATCTATAAAAGTCTAAGCCAATGTAAGATGTACCGAATTGAACAGTAATCTTTTCTTCTGATGGTATCACACCAGCGGGAATCAAACGAATAGTTGGATCTGTTGAGTCTCCAACATAAGTAATTGTATAATAATTTTCACTAACGTTTGTATAGAAGCCTTCTTCCCATAAACCTTCGTTAATGTTTGCAACCATTGAACCTGTTTCAGCAACTAATGGTAATGTTGTACCGTTAAGAGTTGCTGAAATTGTAAATGATGTTGAATCAATAATGTCTTTTATATAATAAATTGTATCAACGTCAAGTCCACCAATCAAAGGATCTGCTTCAGGTACTGCTGTAAATGTAACAGTCTGATTTGCAACTAAGTCTGTTGTAGTTCCAGATGACAATTTAAGTTGTGATGTAGTTGTCTCGTCAATTGCTAAAGTAACTGGAGCAACGATTTCAGGCGTTGCTAAATTGACATCATAGTTTGCTCCATTCTCATCAAAGAAAGATTGAACAAAGCCTACTTCATTTGGTTCTCCTGTTTGATAGAACATAACAGTAAGACCTTCTAATGAAGTTACACCATCGATGTTTCCTACTTGACTAACTGTTAAGCCATTAACTTCTGAGAATAGTTTTGTACTTACAACACTAACTGTATTGTTGCCCGGGAATAAAAATTCATTTTGTGCTTCTCTACTAGGAACTGTAAATGTTACATAACCAGTACTTGCACCATTGTTGTTAACACCTAAAATCTCTCTAGTATTTTGTGCTCCGTCTAAGCCTGTTACTCCGGGTACGCCTTGTATCCAAAACTGAGTTTCTTGGTTGACTGCAAATCTATAAGACCCGCCACGTAGTAATGTCAGTGTAGGATTGAGAGATCCTGATGCGGCACCTAATGCTTTAATATTGTAAGCATTTGATGTATCTGTTACAATGTAATCAGATTCTGAGAATACTGTAGCACTAGCAACTGTTACTGCTGGAGGCCCTTCTGGTATCCAATAGTATTGGTTAAAGTTTATTAACTTATCGAAATCTGTAAAAGAGTCCCATGAATAAAATTGACTGTTAAACAAACGTGAGTTATCTAATGTTACTCCACCTTTAAGTTGCAATGCATCTATAAGTTCAGGATAAGTTAAAAAGTCTTTAGCAGTAGATTGATTCTTATTTAAGAATGCAGTACCGGGTGCTAGTTGATAATCTGTTCTTGTTTTGTTTGGTTCAGTTACATAATAATCTTTTGCATTAACACCGTACCCAAACTTACTTCCAACGTACCCTTGCAACGTTTCTGTTTTGGGTTCGTTTACTAATTGATCTAATGTTGCACCTAAGAATTGTGCATTGGTAGAGGTTTTAAATATCTCAGGTAAAAACTCTAATGTTCTGATCTTTGCCATAATTTACTTATAACCTTAAGACTGCATTGTTGCAGGAGTTAGTGCGGGTACAATTACTATATCATTCGTAGTAGCCGCGTTTACAAATATTTCATAAGGTCTACATTTAATTTCATAAAGATCACCGAATAGTTTTTCAGGATCATCTGAAACAAGTATAACCGAACTCACTAGTTCTCCTATTTGTTCATGTAGATACGCACTTAATTCTGAGAAGAAGAAAGTATCGCCAAAGTTCCAATTGTTGATATCAAAATAACTGTCCATTGCTGATAACACAGAACTTCTAATTTCACTATCTGATGCATTTGTTGACTGTGATTTTACCACTTTAATAGTTGCTCTCAATGATTGATCTGCTTTTATACCGAACAAGGGTTTAAATGTAACACTATTTAATATAACTGAATCCGACAACATTTTATAATCTTGTACTTTGGGATATGCTGTATTCAGTTCGTTAAGTGTTGGTTGATCAGGCTTGGCTACTGTGTCAGTAGTGTCTTTAATATAATTGTTATATGCTGTATAATATGCTTGTGTTACCAAGTATAAGTCAATAATATTTGTTGTTGCTGGATCAATACGAGTTGTATTATTAGCATTATGTCTATATTGATAATCTATTCCTTGTCTACCTGATTTAACTGAATAATCTAACTGTTCAGTCATAATATAATTAGGAGTTGTAATAGTAGGATCTTGCACTGACTTATAAAATTTATTATCAGTAAATGCATAAAATAATTGTCCTACAGGGAATTCGTATTTTACAATTTCAATTTGATTTTTAGTTCCGTATGTATAAACGATATCACTACTAGGTACAATTAACTGTCTTGTCAAGTTAACTGGATCAGTGATTGTTCTAAAGAATACATACACCCCTGTGTTAGCGCCGTTATTTACAAAACCAGTAATGTCATTAAAGAAGTCTGGGTCTAAAATTAATTGACCATTGTTGACATCAGTAGCGGCAACTTCAACTTGGAAGTCATTTACATAACCATCTGACTCAACTGTTTGTCCCAAGATATTAACTTTAGTATCTGCGCCTAACGCAGTTGAAGTATTAAAGACTGTGTTGATACCTAATACATTAATAAAGTCTTGTATAATTTTACCAGTAAACGGATCGTACACTAATTCATCTTTATTATAAGTGAAACGTGTATCTGCAACACTACCAAAGTAATATGTCAATGATCTATAAGTTATTGTATAACGATTGTTTCCTAAACTTGTAAATTTAACAAAGTAGTTTGCGTTTGATGACGCACCGATTGACCAACGTTCTTGGTTGATCAATAATGAATTATTAAAGATTAAAGTAAAGTCTTGTTGTAATTCGATTTTAAGAATTGCTTCTTGTATAACTGCACTTGATAATGAGTTATCAAAGACAGGAATAATCTCTGTAAGTGTTACTCCGTCAGGTACATAACCGTTTAAAGTAACTGGGCCTTTGCCGTTTGCGAATGTTCCTTCTCCGTTATTGTTACCATCACCAACAACATTTAATATTGTTGACCATATATAACTTCTTTCTCCGCCAGTAGGTACGCCAGCAACTAAACGATTATTATTATCAAAATAGAATCCAACTGGAGCATCAAATTTTAACAATGCCCCTTGAGTTGCATACTTTGCATTAGTAGTTGTGAATGTTCCTAATGGTTGAGGTTGCTCTATAGTTCCAGTAAGTGAATAAAAATATCCTGTTTCACTTGATGAGTCTACAGAACTTGTTTTCCAATATAATACTGGACTGCCTGCATTTGGATATGCATAACGTGTATAGTTTTGAATGTAATACTGATTAGCACGATTCAATGCAAGTACTGCGGCTAAATCATCTGTAAAGAATTGAATAATGTCTGATGTGTTGTTTACTTGTAATGTTAAGAAGCCATCAGCAGACTCTTGGTACAATGCTCCGTCATCTCCGAAAGAGTTTGTACTTGAATACTTGCCTGTTGGGTCAAGTAAATCTAAGTTTTTAGATACACCAATAGAACTTCTATTAACTGCTTTAGATTTAATAATAGAGTTATAAAGAGTATAAGGGAAGTTTGTGTAATCTTCTCCGTTAACCATACGATTTTGTGTATAGTATCTTGTTGGTGCTCTTTGCTTGATAGCCGCTATAGGTTCTCTTGCTTGTGCATTTGTTACAGCAACAGGCAATGCAAAGTTCATTGTTAATGTTTGTGTGCTACCTACTCTGTCAACGTATGTAATAGACACACTGACACCGTTCATTTCAGAAGGGTCAATAACATATGTTAGTGCATTACTTGATCTTACATATGCTCTAAAGTTGCCTACGGGCATCTCTGAGAATACTCCGTCACCAAATACATATGTAACTTGATCGTTAACACGTGAGCCTACAGAAAAGATTTTCTTATCACTTGATTCTGTTTGTAAGTATGCATCTGCATAAACATTTTCTACTTCTTTCCATGATCCGAATGTGTTGTCTGCATTTGTCTGATACAACCATGTATCAGTTTCGTTGACACCTTCAACATCAATGTTAATTGTTTGGTTAGAAATCTGTTGTTGAAAGTTAAAGTTGTATGGAGTTAATGTTCCTTGTTTAAAGAAGAACATAAACCCTGTGTTTGGACTACCAAAACCTAATCTGTCATTTCTATATAACATATTAATTTTATTAGTCGGTGCTGGTGGAATCTCGTAAACGTAATCTTCATCTAATGAAGTTGCACTTACTAATTCAAAGTTCATTCCTTGAGCATCAACCTGCGTAGTGAATGGGACAATTGGCATTGTTCCGTCTGGAAGACTGATTGCATATTCACTTGTTGTTACACCTAAAATATCAGATGTGTTTCCCGGTCTACCTATTTTTTGTGAATCAACCATAGCCGCATTGAATACTGTATTCATCTGATCTAACCAATTTTGATTAGAAGGATCATTCCAACTTATTGGTGTATTACTTAAGTTGACACCATTTGCATCTCTGACGTTTTCAGTTGTTCTAACTGATGTTACTTTTAAGAAGCCAGATGCACAAGAATTTCTTTTAGGTGTATACCCAACTAAGTCTGCAAGTTTTACTACAGAGTCTCTACGTTCGGCCGTGTCAATGAAATTTTCACGTGTGTTTAAATCATTTCTAAAAGCAAGACCTTGACCCATAAAAGCCATGACATCAAGTAGAGCAATGAACTCTGAACTTTCAATATAATCGTTATAGGTTTCAGGATAATAAAGTCTAATATAGTCGATAAAACTTTTTCTTAGAGTTTCATAATCATATGAACGGAAGTCTGCCTCACGAAAGGTTTCGTAGATTGCTTTCCAATCATTTACTCCAAAGAGTCCTGATTGCCTTGAACTTGTAGCCATAGTTTTTCCCTGTTTCAAGTATTTATCTTTATGGAAAAACCGACTTTTTTTATGCTACTGCGGCAGTGTTTGTCTGAGAATCAAAGAATAATGCTAGATCTCCAGCATTATTGTACGGAGTAATAGATAATTGCACTTCTATTAAAATGCCATTATCTTTGGGATATACTTGTATTGTATTAAGAACTAGTCGAGGATCTAAGCCTGCTACTCGTCTAATTTCATTCTGAATTGCAGTTTGCACATCTGATGTGTTAGGTTCAAATATAAAGTCCCACATTGTTGTGCCATATGCTGGATTACCTACTTTTTCTCCACGTCTAATATTAAGTGCATTTACTAAATCTTGTATAACAAGTTGTTCATCAGTTAATCTAAACTTTTTACCGAATACTATAGGATCAGTTATGCCGTTTGCTTGGCCATCAATTCCAGGTACAGGGTTAACTGTTCTAGTTTTGTCTGCATTTATTGTTGAAAATCCTACGTAAGTTGCCATAATACTATTTATGTTTCCAGGTCATAGAGATAGTATCCCATTTCCAAGAACTGGCGCCACCTTGATAACTATAGAGACCATAGTTAGTGTAGATACCAGTCTCACTATAACTATCAACCTCTGGTGGTAGTGCATCTGATGCATCATCACCAACAACACTTTCTACTGAGTTGTTCGGTTCGTAAGGTACTCCGTTTGATTCAGGCATGTAGTCAGTCGTATAAGGTTCAATTTGATATTGAGATTTACTTGTAGGTACATAAGTTTTTGCTATAGTTGCTAGTATGTTTGAATATGAAGTACCGTATTGAGATGTGTTAGTAGCAACTGGATCAATACCTTGTAATATAACCGCGTTAACCTCGTCAAAGTTCCCCTGAACTGGGTTATTTGGATCTTGCACTCCGTTGTTTGTTGATGAATTGTTAAACCCTATTCCGCCCTGACTAGTAGTACTAGATGATGCTTCAAGTAAAGTTTCAATATCACTAAACGGATTAGTCGTTTGTGCCACTGTATCATTTAATACAACACCATCAAATAGTTGTTCTGCTTGTTGTATCTTATCAACTAGGTCTTTGTATGCAGGATCTGTTACTGCTGAATCATATGCTGATTGAGCGGCCGCTATTTCAGGTGAACCTGCAGGGAAGTTTGATTGTGCCGCAAACAATGTAGATTTTTTCTTAGCAATATCTTTAGACAAACTACTCAATTTTGCTACGTCTTTGGATAATGTTTTCTTTAATGCTGATAGTGCACCAAAGGCGCTTAGTGCCGCGGCTGGTATTTCACCTAATAAGTTTGGTCTAGGTACAATCGGATCTCCTAACACTTTATCAACTAATCCTGTAATTGTAGATCGATCATATGTGTTGAATGCAACAACAGGCAGTTTAATAGTTGAACCGCCACCTGCAGTCAATGATGACAATGCAGATTTTAATGCGGCTGCCGCCCCCGGGCTTAATGCGGCTGATAATGGACTCTCTATTGCTCCTGTTAACTGATCTGTAAGAGAGTTAAATGAGTTTTTAATATCTCCTAATGCTGATTGTCCTTCAAATGCTATATCACCTGCATCTAGACCATCAAATGCTTTCGCCGCTAAATCTCCTAATCCATCTGTCACAGTACCCAAACCGTCTGCTATTGGATTGACTGCACCTTTAGCATTATCAATAACAGAACCGGCGAGTTTTTGTCCACCTGGCAGTTGACTTATCCCTGATGCAACTGCACCTGATATTCTGGATGTTGCTCCTGTTTGAACTTGACTAGCCGCGGCTTGTAATCCACCTGAGTTAGTAAGTCTCTGTGTACTTTCACCGAGAGCAGATACACCGTCTACTGCATTATTAATTGCACCGACTGCGTTTGGTGCCGCTCCTTCTATTAAGTCAGAAACTGCACCAGTACCTGATGTTAAGGCTCCTGAGAATGCATCACCTACTGCACCTGCACCTACTGCACTTTTAAGACCAGCACTAATTGAAGCCGGGTCTGCTAAATCTGCTGAACTCATGCCGGCACTTAATCCTGCTACTTTGGCTGCGGCTGCTCCAGCAGTTGCAACTAAATCTACTGGTACATTAGCAGGTAATGTAGGGAATGAATTTACTATAGACTTGAACGATGATGCTGATGCTCCGATATTTAAATCAGCACCGACACCAGGTAAATTTAATCCACTAACATTAAGTGTATCTAATGCTGATGTAATACCACCTGTTGCACCTGATAAATTAGATGCTAACATTGCTGATGCACCTGCTTTCATTGAGCCTAAAATACTTCCAGCATCGCCGGATGTGTCTAAGGCAGATCCTGCTGATGCAAAGTTGTTTACTACATCTTTTACTCCAGCAACATTCTTTCCTAAATTACCTTTATCTGATAATGCTGTTGCTGTACCTTGTACTATGGCTCCCATACCACCTGATGATTCTTTACCTGTAATTACTCCTAGAGTCTGTAATGATTTTTGTCCTTTTTGCAAGTTTGATACAGTTGATCCTGCTTGTGCGGCTGGTGAACCTATAAACTGTTGCAAAGAATTTACTCCGCCCTTTCCACTAAATGATGACGAAGGCATAATAGATGATAGTGTTGATGTTAACGCCTTACCGCCTATTGTAACATCACTTAATCCTCCTGCTTTAGCAGAAATTAATGTGTTGACCATAGTATCTGCGCCGGGTTTAAGAACTCCACCTGCCGCTAATTGAGACGGGGTAGCACCAAACTTTCCTATAACTGCTGTTGTCCCTGCAGAAATGGCTCCGCCAAATCCACCAGTTAAATTTGTTAATGCTGTAGCGGCTCCACCGCCAATGCCACCAATGCCAAAAGTTGATTGTGTTGATGCGGCTATGCCTGATAACATATTTGTAGTAGCATTTTTGTCTAATGAATCACTAATTGCTCCTACTTCACTTACTGCTGAAGCACCTGATGGATTTGTTAACGAAGTCGGTCCACCTAAGTCTCCTGATAATTCACTGTTTAAATCTGATATAGTGTCTGACGGTGGAGTAGGAAGTGATCCTTCAGCACTTGGATCTACTTGTACGTCTGCGCCTTGATTTGCATTCATCCAAGGCATGTGTGCAGGTGCACGTGATGTAACACTCGGTATTTTAGCAAGAGCGGCTGCCCAACCTTTAACATCATCAAAGATAGTATCCGGGTGCATTATTATTTCAATAGGTTCTACAACTTCAGCAGTTAAACTTGCGGCTCCGTCATTTAAATGTATCTTTGAACCTTCATTAAAAATTTCTGCGGCTGATTTAACTCCTACTTGACCTGTTGCATCTAATGCCATTGCCGCATCTGTTTTTATTTTTATATCTTTGAGAGCAAATAGATTATAATCTTCTCCTACTCTTTGTTTGAATACTTTGTCAGTATTCATTGTGGTGTTTTCAGATGCATTAATGTTTACATTTTTAGCACTTAAATTAAGTGTTTCATCTGCGTGTAAATTAAGATCACCTTGAGTACGTAAGTTAATAGAGTTTGTACTAAAGACATCTACTGTGCCTTCTTTACCTAACTCAATATATGATTGACCATTTGAATGTAGGATAGATAGCATCTGTCCGTCATCACTCATTAGTATTTGATGACCTAATGCTGTACGTAATCTAATTAGTTGGTCTCTGCCGATGATGTCTCCATCATCCATAACCATCGAATGTCCGCCTCGTCTTGTTACTACTTTAAAATCTTCTGGTTCATCGCCTAACTTACTAGGGATATTTTCATCAGTGGCGCCACCTTGATAAACAGGACGACCCGGAGTACTTACTCCCCAACCAACTCTACTTGATGCTTCTCTTGTTGCACTTGTACTGATAGGACCTCTGTACTTGTCTCTGAGGATACCCTGTTGTTGCATAATAGATGCAGTATAACTATGTACAGGTTTTGCATCTGTTAGATAATTAACACTATCAGAAATGTTAGGGTTGTTTGTATTAAGATTAGTAGTAGGTAATCTTGCGGCTCCACCGTATGATGTTGCTTCTGTTTCATTAAGAGTTACGTTTTCTGATGCACCGATAGCAGGTATCATTGATAATGTTTCTGGATTAGGTATTGTTCCTATATAGAATCCATAGTTAGGATCTCCATTAACAAACAGACAAATGACTTTTGTTAGTTTATCCGGTGGTGCGTTCCATTGACCATATGAACTAGGGTTTTGAGTGTATGAACCATATTCACCTGTTCCGTCAGCACCGTCAGGTCCAATTGGTGCAGTTTGACCTGCGAATCCTGCAAGTCTACCTACCCATATCCAGTTTTCATTATTGTATGCATCTTTGTTAAGATTTTCTGAAGGATACACTGCAACTCTGCCTTGATGCGTAGGATCAACTGAACTCATAACAGTACAAATAATAGGTACATCAATTACTGATGCAACGCCCGCACCAGCAGTGTTTCTTTTTAGTTTGCCTCTGGGTTTAAATACGTCAATAGCCATTATGTTTCGTTAGTTCCTTCTGTGTTTTCACCTTCTGCTTTTTCTTCTGCACCTGCTTCTTCACCTGTTGTTGCTTCTTCTTCAGGATCTGCAAATGTATTAATTGCACAAGATAACTGTTGCGTAAATTTACCTTCAGCAAATGTACTATCTATAGTTATGATTTTATAACTTACCCCTTTAATAACTTTTTCAAGTTCGGCTGGATATCTAAAAAACAAAATAGAATCATTAAGATCCATTACTCCTGTTTCACCATTATAATCAATTGCTTCTTTAAAGTCAATTTCAATGAATACTTGTCCACCGTTAGCAGTTACTCTAAAGCCGTCATCTCCATAAAACTTTGAATAAACATCATCAGGACTACCTCGATGTTCTTGTATTAGAAAATCTGGGTCACCTAATATTTTAATTTTTGCAGTAGCATATGAGTCTGGAGAATACAAACTTGTTATGTATTCGTTTTGTGATGCTCTACCACCGCCCAATGCATTAAGTCTCGGCATCGATGTGTTTTTGTTTGTTGCTGTTCCAGTCTGTGCCGCACCATCAGTAGCAATACCAGGAGTATCTCCTTCACTGTTTAAGTTTGCATTACCTAACACTTCATTATAAAATAGATTATCTAGTTTCTGTGAGTATTCTAGTATTTCTCTGTTTTCTCCTGTCCACCAGTATTCATATCTTTTATGAGGACCATAGTAATCCATACCCGGATTTGTTACAGCAGTTGAGATAACAGGAGTATCGTATTTTTCTATTCTAAATATTGTTTCGTATGCCCAATCAACAACAATGCTATCCCATTTAGCCTTTTGAATAACAGGTGTTACTTTGTACCAAGAAACTTTAGTATCACTATTTGAATCTATTGCAGGTTGTTCTCCAGTTTCTAAGTTAGGAGTAGCCTGACTTTTGTAAATGACTTTTAATGCATCATACATGTATCCACTGCCTTTGAGAACTTCATCAAAGATTTCTATAAATGTAGTATCACCATTGAATAATATTTTTCTGTGTGCATCATCTGGAATTGCTTTAGCGGCTTCTGCGTCATTTGCTTCATCTAAGTTTAATGCACCGCCATCTGGGCCACACCATTTACTTTTGTCTGTATCAGTAGGTAAAATAAGTCTTGCATCTTTAATAGCATCTGAACCGTCACCTACATATTCTACTGCATAAACGTTTGCGAACTCATCCTCACCGTTTGTAACTTTGTCTTGTTCTACTTTATTGACTTGCGTAAATAAACCATTTTGTCCTTGCATTGCTCCGTCAAATGTTTGACCAGATATTGTTCTTGTAGAATCTATTCTACCTCGTTTTGTACCGAATGCTTTGCCAGGTGCTAATGCTACACCTGATAGTGCATATCTTGTTGCACCGCCTTCAATTGAAAATTTAATACCGGTGATACTAATATCATAATATGTTTGAAAGACAGAGTTACCAGATGCATTAGGATCTAATGGTCCACCTTCAAATTCTTGGTCACCCGAAATTAAATTACCTTCAGCATCATACCCTAAAAATTTAACACCTATAATAAAAAACTGTCTGCTTGGGTTTTCAACTGTTCCGTTACCTGAATAACCAGTTTCATTATAGTAGGCTTGTAATTGATCACTTGCTCTTTTTAATTTTGTATTAAAAGAAAATCCATATGGCTCTATGATATCAAATGATACTGAATACATATTAGTAGATGATTGCGTAGCCGCACCGTTGACTGCTTGTTTTAACTGAAAGTTATCGATGTAATAATCTAAATCAAATCCAGGTGCTCTTTGTGATTCATCGTTATTGATACCACCTGATTGTGCAATTAAATATGCACCACCTGTATTTTCTTCTCCTACTGCATCTGCTAATGCGTTGATTGTTCTTCTACCGGTTGCTTGAAAAGCATCGTATGCATCAGGTGTAATCATATACAAACTTAATTGATATGTATAAGAAGACATTGCACCTAATGGATTTTTTAAACGTCTACCGGGTGCATCTGTTGATGCGGTGTTTGGATTGCTTTGTGCGTTGCCACCGCCCTTTAAATTAGGACTATTTTTTTGTTCTGTGCCAGCCGTTGATTCTGTAAAATTAGTTTGTGCAGAGTTATTCCCTGCTGATGTAGTTGATACACCTCCGTCGTCAGATGATTTGTTTTCACCTGTACTCATTATATACCCAGCACACTTTTAAGAGTGTCCATTGTAGGGACATAAATGTTCTCTCCTGATTTGAAGTTGAAGTACGGGTCGGGTCCTAGTAAGTTAGGGTTACGAGATGAGAACACCCACCATAAACGAGAATCGTTATATAGATGTTGTGCTAACAAATCAGGTCTAAATTCATACTGTGGTGTAATTTTAAATGAAGCATCTGACTGCAATCTTGGTATTGCAGGATATGAAGACATAACTCCTAAGAATTTTCCTCCGTCTAATACTTCTGTTCTGTTGTACGGGCTTGTGCGAGGGTATATATTGTTACTAGGCATTACCAAACTCCCGGTTTGTTATTCTGCGATCCTCGTAACAATTTACCAGTTGCATATTCGTTAACACTAAAGTCATTACTAATTGTATTTCTGCTGACAACAGGTACACATGTAAGTGTCATCGTAATCTTTGTTGGTACATATGTGATTGCTTGATCTGCTGTATCAGAAAATGTTGCTGGAGGTCTTCCTCCACCTGGTTTCAATTGACCACCGATCAAATCTAAATTAGATGTACCGGATGCCGCATCTGAATTTGTTGCTCTAATATAGTCAACATTGTTAGGCAAGTTATATGTAAAATTAGTAATAGCAACTGGGTGATTGTCTAGTTGAAATGCTCCTAGCCCAAAAAGAAATCCTAATGGGGGAGGTGTTCCGTTAGTTGGATTTTCATCTTGTCCATAAAACATTTTAGTCATTGTCTTAAAGAAATGAATAGATGCTAATAGATAGTTTGCTTCAAACGTATCCTGTGCTGTAAAGTCAGCAGTAATGTTTACAGACTCTACTGAACTATTCATGTACTGTTGAATTCTGTAGTTTGTGTGAGTCGGTAACACTCCGTCGTAGTTTGCTATATATGATGTTGCTACTTGAGGAGTGTATGGAAAAACAACACCGTCTGTTTTTACAAGAGGTGCCATAATGCCCGGTACTGATGCTTTGTACAAATAATTAGCAGTTGGTGCTAATGACATGCGTACTCGCCAATCTGCTACTCTAATGTCCGCGGCTGAGTTCGTTGTTGATTCAGATGCTAATGGTTCTGACATGTATGCTTTCTCCAAATATTTCCCAAGACTTATCTATTTGTATAAATAGTAATCTCACATGATATATTTATCTATTGCAAAAACCGCTAAATTTTACCCGTTCGACTTGCTTCTGGGAAAAGAATCGTATAGAATAGATATATCGACTCCACAGTTGTCGAACTAACTAAACTAGAGGATTATTAATGCCAGCACCGCGAAAAACAACAAATTATCTTAATAATAAGGATATTCTTAAAGAGATCCATAAAAGTAAAACATCTTACTGTTACTATACTAAGAAAGATTATCATCAGTTTGATTTAATCACTGACCTTGATCTTGCTACTGAAGGACAGTCAGGTATTGAAAAGAGTCTAGCATGGGCAGTTAAGCCTGAACAGATTCAACAAGCAAAAGAAAACAAAGCCGCTCGTCTTTCAGCAGAGCAAGGGTTGACAGGTAAAAATAAAATCGACCCAGCAACTATTGAGGTTGACGGTCTAATGTTTAGAGTTATGACTTGGGATCATATTCCTGTTGCTCAAAAGCAACCTAGAAAAGTTGTTAAGAAAAAGAAAGCGGTTGACATTATTGATTTTGAAGATGACTTAAGTGCAAACAAAGACTTATTTGATGACATTGAAGATAAGAAAACAAAGAAAGAAGTTCAAGACCTAGTTCATGTGAAAGTTAACTTCCCTCCTTTTCAACATTTTCGTTTAGATGCTGAAACAATGTCTACTCACTTAGTTGGTAAATCGCATTGGAAAGGTGGTCTTAAAACAGGTAAGTTTACTGCAACAGACGGTAACCTTACAGATAAACTAGCACGTATGTATATTATGCTGTGTGAAAAGTATGCTATGAAGTTTAACTGGCGTGGCTACACATACAATGATGAAATGAGACAAAGTGCTATCCTTCAATTGACTTACGTAGGCTTAAGATTTAACGAAGCCAAGTCAGCAAATCCGTTCGCATACTATACTGCGGCAATCACAAACAGTTTCTGTCGAGTTCTTAACTCTGAGAAACGTAACCAAAACATCAGAGACGATATTTTAGAAATGAATGGGTTAAATCCTTCATTCACTCGTCAAATGAAGGACTACAACGGTCTGGGTTACGAGAAGAAAGCAGAAGCATACTCTGAATAACACTTTCGGGCAAGCAAGGCATCCAAATGTCTTGCTTTTCCTGCCTATGTCATGTATAATAGATGTTGAATACTGGGAAAACTAATTATGAGTAATCTTTTTAAAAAGGCAGCCGTATTCACAGATATACATTTCGGTATGAAAAGCAATAGCATTCAACATAACCGAGATTGTAGTGATTTTGTGGATTGGTTCATTGAGAAATCAATAGAAGAAGGATGTGAAACGTGTTTGTTCTTGGGTGATTGGAATCATCATAGAGCAAGTATCAACATGCACACCTTACAATTCGGACTCAATGCATTAGAGAAATTAAACAATGCATTTGAGAAAGTATACTTCATTACAGGCAACCACGATCTGTATTACAGAGACAAACGAGACATTCATTCAGTCGAATGGGCTAAACATCTTAAGAACGTAGTCATTGTCGATCACTTTATCGAAGAAGGCGACTGTGTTATTGCTCCTTGGTTGTGTGGTGACGATTATAAACTACTTAAAAAGAAGAAAGGTAAATATCTCTTTGCTCACTTAGAGTTGCCATACTTCTATATGAATGCTATGATAGAAATGCCCGATCACGGAGAAACAAATGCTGATCATTTAGGACATTTCGATAAAGTCTTCTCAGGGCATTTCCATAAACGTCAAGCAAAGAAAAATATTTGGTATATGGGTAATGCATTCCCGCATAACTATGCAGATGCAGGTGATGATGCTAGAGGCATGATGGTACTTGAATGGGATAAGGAACCAGAGTTTCATTCATGGCCCGATCAACCTGTATATAGAGTTTATAAACTAAGTGAAGTATTAGATAACCCAGACGGGTTGCTAATTAAGAATGCTCATGTTAGAGTACACTTAGACATTGATATATCTTATGAAGAATCTAACTTTATAAGAGAACAATTGATACCGGAACATGGACTCAGAGAAATGTCTTTGATTCCTGTTAAGAATGATGAACATGCACAAGACTTAGCACCCGGAGAGATATCATTTGAAAGTGTCGATTCGATTATTATCGAACAAATTAAAAACATAGAATCTGATTTCTATGACAAAGGTGTACTACTGGAGATTTATCAGTCTATATGATCAATTTAAAACATGTAACTCTCAGAAACTTCCTAAGTGTGGGCTCTGTTACTCAAGCAGTTGATTTAGATAACAAAGAACTCACTCTTATCTTAGGGGACAACTTAGACTTAGGCGGAGATGGTGCTAGAAATGGTACTGGTAAGACTACACTCATTCAAGCCGTCAGTTATGCATTGTATGGTGTTCCGCTTAATAACATCAAAGCAAACAATTTAATCAATAGAACAAACGGCAAAGGCATGATGGTCACACTAGACTTTGAAGCCAATGGTGTTGAGTATCGTATTGAACGTGGTCGTAAGCCTCATGGCATGAAGTTCTTTATCAACGGAACAGAAGAAGATGATAACGAAGCACAAGGCGAGAATAAAGAGACTCAGAAACTTATAGAAGACATCATAGGCATGTCTTCAGTTATGTTTAGAAACATCGTTGCACTCAATACATACAGTCAACCGTTCTTAAGTATGACACAAGGACAACAACGTGATATCATTGAGCAATTGCTCGGTATCACACTGCTATCAGAAAAAGCAGAGAAGATAAAAGTAAAGATTAAAGCCAATAAAGAAGAAATACAAGCAGAAGAATTTAAAGTACAAGCAATAGAAGAAGCAAACAAACGAATTGAAGAACAAATCGATAGTCTTAAAAAGAGAGCAAGACTATGGGATAACAAGACAGCAGAAGACATTAACACATTAAAGAATCAAATTATAAGATTAGAAGAATTAGATATTGATGCCGAATTACTTGGACACAATCAATTAACTGTGTACAATGCCTTAGTTAAAGATCATGCAGATATTGACAAATTAATTACTAGAACTAATAATGATGTTGTTAGAGAAGCAAAGGCTGTTAGCAAGTTTGAGAAAGAATTAGATGTACTAAAAACGAACAAATGTCACACTTGTGGACAAGACTTCCATGATGATGTGCATACACAGGTGTTAGCAGACAAAGAAGAAAGTCTATTAGAACATACTAAACACTTAACCGAACTAGCAGAAGTACAAGTAGAACTAGAAGGTGAAAAGAATTCATTGTTTGAAATAGGAGAACGTCCTAACTTGTTTTATGCTTCAGAATCTGAGGCTATTGAACACAAAAACAAGATCAAAGACCTTAAGGGGCAAGTGTCTCGTAAAGAGACTGACGAAAATCCGTATATAGATCAGATATCTGAGATGGAAACGAATGCAATCCAAGAAGCAAACTTTGACAAAATAAACGGGTTGTCACGTGTAGGAGATCATCAGAAGTTCTTACTCGACCTATTAACAAGTAAAGATTCGTTTGTACGTAAGAAGATTATTGATCAAAACTTATCATATTTAAATTCTCGTTTAACTTCATACTTAGATAAAATGGGTCTACCACATCAAGTTGTGTTCCAAAACGATTTAAGTGTAGAAATTACAGAATTGGGTAGAGAACTAGACTTTGATAACTTAAGTAGAGGGGAACGTAATAGATTGATCTTAGGATTATCATTTGCATTTAGAGATGTGTGGGAGAACTTATACTTCCCAATCAATACATTGTTCATTGATGAGTTGATTGACTCTGGACTAGACACAATAGGTGTTGAGAATGCTATGGCTATTCTTAAAGACATGACTCGTAATCGTAGCAAGTCTGTTTGGTTAGTATCACATAGAGAAGAACTAGCAGGAAGAGTTGCTAGTGTCTTACAAGTTATTAAAGAGAACGGATTTACAACATACAATTCAACAAGAGATATGGAAAATCTGTGAGTTTAGCACTATGGCACTGGCACATTGAGATCAGCAGTAAATGTACACTAAAGTGTCCTAGATGCCCTAGACAAGAAGTTCCTGACACATTAGTCAGTACTGAACTTAAACTAGACTTCTTTAAACAAAACTTTCCTGCGTTCTTTATATTAGAACACGTAGAAAAACTAACATTCTGTGGTGACGATGGTGATCCTATCTATGCACATGACTTCATTGAAGTCATCCAGTATTTCAAATCTATAAAGCCTAGTATAGCAATCATTATCGTTACTAACGGATCGTACAAAAACGAAGACTGGTGGACGAGACTAGCAGAACTACTAGACGAACAAGATCAGATACACTTCAGTATAGACGGCTGGAACCATGAGAGTAATAATATCTATAGAATCAATTCTAATTGGTCTAGCATCATTACAGGCGTCTCTATCATCAACGATAAGTCTAACTGTTACACCGTATGGGACGCAATAGGCTTTAAGTTTAACGAAGATAAGATCGAAGACATGCAAAACTATGCAAAAGAGTTAGGCTTTGATGCGTTTCAATTAACAAGAAGCACTAAGTTCGGTAAGATATACGAAGACTCTTATGGGAAAGAAGATGCTTTACAACCACGTGATGATCTGTTATCATCTAGTCATAGATTTGAAAGAGAAGTGTTTACATTTACAAACAAGACGATTAAAGAACCTTGGATGAAGACAAACATTAAACTGTACGATGAATCTAAGTTAGTAGGTAATGAACGACCTCTATGTCATATAGGCAATAAAGGTAGTTACATTAATGCTAGAGGAGAATTTTATCCATGCTGTTGGGTCGCAACAAGATACGGACACAACAATAAATGGAACGAAATTGGCAAGAAATATAATCTCCATGAATTGAGATTACCCAAAATTGTAAAAGATAAATTCTGGGAAGCCGACTTTATACATGACTCTTATGAGTGCCAGACAAAATGTGCCCATCATAGAGTAGATAAAAATTATGCCACCGAGTGGTAAGGAGATAACTACTAATAATGCCATCACCATCTAAGAATAAAGGATCAGGATTTGAAAGAGAAGTCGCAAGATATCTTTCAGAAACTTACGAAGAAAGTTTTATCAGAGCGCCTGGATCAGGTGCATATGTAGGTGGCAAAAATCAAACACGTACAGAAATTTTACATGAAGGACAAATCAGAAGTTTTAAAGGGGACATTGTTCCTGGAGAAAGTTTCTATAAGTTAAACATAGAATGTAAGTTCTATGCAGATTTTCCTTTTCATCAACTTCTATCAGGCTCATGTAGAGTCTTAGAAGAATGGCTCGACCAGTTAATGGATGTGCATGATGAAGGAGATTTTGATGTACTCTTTATGAAGTTTAATCGTAAAGGTCGGTTTGTATGTGTTCCGAGTAAATACACATTCGTAAGTGACCAGTTCATTTATTACACATCAGACAAACATTCTGACTGGGTAATATTTGCTTGGGATCACTTTTTTCATTTTAACAAAGATATATTTAAAGCATACGCAGGCGACACAGAGACCAACTCAGAACCCACCGTTGACACCAAGTCACAACTATCCTTAAACACAACCACAACTAAAATAGACTTTTAACATATAGTATAGTCGTAATTTATACTCGACTCTCCTTGAGGAACCCATTGTAGTGATGGGCAACAGAACTGGAGTAGTGTCTTACAGACATATAAACCGACAAGGCAATCGTTATGGTAGCGAACCTTGAATGAGTCTATATCTATTTTGATTTGATGATATAGAACATGCGTTGCTGAGAGGTCATGCTTATTAGTATGATTGGCTCAACTACAACCCAGCAAACTTTACAGGGCAACCGGTAGCAATCGTTAATAGTAACGTTAATGATTGGGGATAATCAACATGGATGACAGGGGGTAATGAGAACCTGAACCGTGGTAGTGTTTGATAGCACTACCATGGCTTCTAAAAGGTAATAAGTCTTCTAACATTATCCTTTTAAAATAATAGATTAACCGTTTAAAAAGAAATTACGAATGAACGAAGTGAATGAGTAATTAAGTTCTCGTAAGAGAACTTTTAAATAAGACCGAAAAGAATATAGATTAGAAGAATGGCATTTGAGTTTTCTTAGTAGTTTCTAAGTGTTCCTCAACTAAATTGTTTATGGCTTTCCTTTCTGCTTGGGACATGTTAAGGATATCTTCATATGAGGCACCACCACGCATATACCAGGCTAAAGTCAATGCGTTCGACTTTATGCCCTGAGTAAATTCTTCATATTTTGATATCAACTCCCTTATCCCTTCAGGGTCGAGTGAAAGGAGTCTTAGACGAAAAAATCCGATGCGTTCAATGTAAATGGTTGCTTATATTCATGCCCACATTCTTCACATTTGATGTCTAATGGTTTAATTGTTGATTTCTCTCTAAGTTTAGTGTTATGATCTCTTATAGTTTCATAAGTTTTTGTATCAGCATTCTGTAGAAAATCATATATATGATCAGAATTCGTTACCTCTCCTTCTGGAGTAACGATCTTACTAATTGTGTTGGATAAGATTTCCATTGTTAGAATTGTAATATCTTTTAAGGCTTCACCACTTACTGCTCCACGTTCTGTTGGATCTTCAATAGCAGATAGACCTTTATACTTTGCTTGAATGTCAAATTGCTTTAGTGCGGCATCATTCATTTTTCTATAGTCTAAGGGTGAATAGTAAATTTCTAATTCATTCATCTTTAATGGAGTTTCATAATCGCCAGGGCCTAATGATCTAAGTAAAATTTGTAAATTGATACCGTATGTACCTAAAGCCATACATTCTTTGTTTTCACATTCTGATTCTACATCAATTGTTTCTTGTCCACCTGCGGCTTTAATAGAAATTAGTACAGTATCTAAATCAGTACTCAATAATGCCCAAGGGTTTTTGATGTCCGGAACACAACTTTTAATGATCTCAACCATAGCCGATCCATTAAACAATGCATCTGGAGTCTTAGTTGTAATCTCATCGATTGCTGTCATTGGATAGACAGGCAACTCTTTATTTTCTTCAGGCCATACTATGTCTTCTGGTGCGTATGCATCTCCACCTGAAGGCAAACTGATATGTACTGCCGGTCTACGAAAAAATTGTCGTAGTGGATTATTTTCATTCATTGTCATATATGTTCCCCATAATAAAATACGGTATTTTTAAATACTAAATACTAGTGCATATATTTAGTGTCCCAAAACCGCACTAAATTAAAAATATAGGATATTGCTGTATGGATGATTTTTCTCCAGAAGAAATGCGAGAATTTAATGAAAACTTAAATGCCATGAATGCCTCTATGGGCGGTCTGAGCCAAGGCTTACAGCAGTTATCTCAAACTATTAACAATCTTGACCAAACTTCACAGCAATCTGCTAAAGAATCAGAACAAACCTCAAAACGATCATCTGATGCAGAAAACAAAAAAAGCGAAAAGAATACAGAGGCAGCCAAGGTAATAGAAACAACTGCTGAGAAAATGAAAGTGTCGTTAAATCTTGCGACCAATGCTGTAACTAGTTTTGCAGGTGCATTAACTTCAGGTGTTGAAGGTTTTGACAAGTATACTTCGGCTGTATCGGGCTTTGGAGACTCAGCAAGAAACACAGGCGCGGCATTAGGTGGATTTGGTAAAGCCATAGGCCTTGCTGTAGATTTAGTTTCTAAGTTTACAGTCATAACAATGAAGCAGGCTGATGCACAAAATGAGTTTGCAAAACAAATGAACAGAATGGGTGCTGTAGTTGATACTACGACCCAAGGTTTAGCAGATGCAGCCAGAGAAGCAGGGGCAAGTGCAGGAGACTTACAAGAATTAGCCGCAGTTATCACTCAAAGTTCTGAAGCATTAGCATCATTTGGTGCAGGTACTTCTGAAGGTACAGCAAAAATGCTGAAAGTCTTCAAGTTAAGTGATGACCAAGAAAGAGAAATGCGTAGATACGGGTTAACTTTAAGAGAAGCCCAAGAACAACAAGCATATTACATTGAATTACAAAGAACGTCCGGTGTCAATATGCAGGCGCAGGAGATGAGTGAACAACAGATTCGTCTTAGATCATTAAAGTATGCAAAAACATTAACAACACTATCAGAATTAACAGGTGTTCAAGCAGGTAGACTTAAAGAAGAACAAGCCGCAGTACAAGCAGACTTACGAAATAAAATTCGTAATATGCGTGATCAAAATGATATTGAAAGACTCAAAAAACAATTAGACGGTGATATTACTGCTGAAAAGAGAGCATCGATAGAAGCAGAAATAAAATCAAGGAACCAAGAAATAGAAGTAAGAGTAGCCGCTGGTAACCAATTTGCAGGTTTATTAGGTCAAGACATGGCTGCCAAAGTAATGAATGTCATTGGCACTGGCGCATTTGACGAAAACACAAAAGAATTAGCAAACTTAGGACTTAATGCCGGAGAACTTGCAAAGAGATTTGAAGGATTAACTGTTGGTTCAGATGAATACAAACAAGCAATTGCCGAAACAACAGGTGAATTAGTAGGTGGTGTTAGACGAAACGTAGATAGGTTCGGTAAGTCTATGGAACTTGCCGCTAACGCCAGTGAGATTGGAGCCGCAGTAGGCATTAATGATGCAACAACAGACAAAGCAATGAAGTTTATGTCTGAAGAAAGTGCGATAGACAGAGTATTATCAAGTTTTGATGAAGTAGCAGAGTCTACTGAAAAAGGTGCAGACAAACAAAAAGATTTAGCCGCTGAACTACAAGTAGTTGAAACTAATGTTAGAACAGCCGCAGATGACTTTTTGAATAGTATGAATCCATTTACAGGTGCATTAGGATTAGGCACTCTGGCGATGGCCGGATTAACAACAGCCGCCGGCGTTGCCGCAACGGCTTTATATGGCATGTCAGGCTCAGGTGGCATAGTAGATATGCTGTTGGGTGGAGGCAAAAAAGGCGGAGCAGGTGGAGCCGCAAGAAAATTCTTAACAAAAGGTGCAACTAAATTTGCCGCACCACTAGCCGCAGGAATGGCTATATATGGCGGTTATGCTCAAGCAAGTGAAGGACGAGATCAAGCAGATAGTACACTTAATGCTACATTGCTTGATGAAAATGCCGATGCAGCCGAGAAACAACGTGCTAAAGAACAACATGAAATAGATACTAAACAAGCCAATAGAAAAGGAGCCGGCACAGGAGTCGGTGGCGCCGGTGGCGCCCTTGCAGGTGCAGCCGCAGGTGCAGCCATAGGCTCTATTGTTCCATTTATCGGAACAGCAATTGGTGGTATTATCGGTGGAGCCTTAGGAGCATACGGTGGATCCAAAGGCGGCGGTATGGTTGGGGAAATGTTGTCTCCTGACGACCTAGACGCAACATTGAAAAGTGATGCTGAATTTCAACTTATGTCTAAGGAAGAACAAGACGAATATACCGAATTACGTAGGACAATTGAAGAACAAACGGAAAAACGTAACGCAGAAGAAAGAAGATTATCAAAACTTACTACTGATAAGATAGAAGAAAATGGACTATACACTAAAAACGGGTGGCTCCAAGACAGTGAAGTAAACTTTGAAAAGTTAGCACAAATGAGAGATGCAGGTAAATTAGAAACCGATATGCTTGAGGCTATGCTACGAGATAATGATTTAAGTGAAAAAGATACGGAACTAGTACAACAACAGTTAGATTTACTTAAAGCAAAAGATGAAAAAGACGAAGCAAAAGATAAAAAAGAAAAAGATGTAGCAGAGGTTAAAGAGCCAGGTGAAGTGTCCGGCAGAACACTAGACATGTCTCCTGAAAATCTAGCCAAGATATTTGAAGCAGATTTAAAAGCAACAGCAAAAAACGATGCAGAAAAACAAGCAGAAGCAGACAGCAAAAGAATCGCAGTAGTAAAAGCAAAAGAAGAATCGATTAACAAACAAATTACATCTGAAGTTATTGCTAATGCACTTAATGATACTGGAAGTGGTTCTCCCGCTTCAAAGATAGATACAGCCAAACTATTAGAAGCATCACAAGTTCAACAAAATCTGTTAGCAGATGCATCACCAACAGGAATCCCTACAGCGGATGCATTAGAAAAAGTTGAAACACGACTTTCTACAGATGATATTTTAAAAGAAGTTCAAGTTTCAAATGAGAAAGTTGCAACTCTTATAGATTCACCTGCAATTAAAAAGACAGTAACCGATGAGCCAATGAATGAGGCTACACGTGAATTCGTTGATTGGGCAGATTCAGACGAAGGTAAAGCAGAGATTGCTCAGAATGAAAAAATTCGTGCTGAGAAAATGGCAGAAATGAAAACTTCTGCTGAAAATCAGATGCTGGCAAAAGAAGATCAATACCGAGAAGTACTAGACACTGGTAAATACAAAGGTAAAGATGCTAGTGAAAGTATGATGGGGCAGGCTGAGAAATACCTTGCAAGTATCGAAGAAACTAAAAATAATCGAATGGCTATGGATCAATCTGGCCTTCTAAATGCTCCTCAAGTTGATATTGAGCCGGAGCCAGTTGAAGAAGCACAATCTGTAGATGAGTTTAGACAAGAGCAATTCGCCCAAACTGCGCCTGAGGCAGGAGAAATGACTGAATATGAAAAACGTAGTCTAGCACTGCAAGAACAGCAGATTGCGAAACTGGCTAGGATTGACAATGCGACAACAGAGACAGCAGACGGTACCCAAAAAATTGCAACTTACTCTAGTGTTTAACTAAATACATAGTACAAAGAGAACCGATATCATATGGCATATACAAAGAAATTTTTAAACAAGAGCGGAGTATCAAGTCCTATATCAGGGGGCAACAGCAATTCCGGATCTTGGAACGGCGTAGGAGCCTCAGAAGCAGGTTACTCAAACACTGATTTCGGTTACAAGAATTACATGAGTAGACTTCCTGAAGTTTACACAGGACATCCTAACAGAATAGAAAGATACAATCAGTATGAGATGATGGATGTTGATGCTGAGATTAATGCATGTTTAGATATCATTGCAGAATTCAGTACACAAAAGAACGATCACAACAAGACACCGTTTAACTTTGAGTTTAGAGATGAACCCACTCCACATGAGATGGACTTACTATCTAAACAGTTACAGCAATGGTGTAAGTTAAATGAGTTTGATACTCGTATGTTTAAGATGTTCAGAAATGTCATTAAGTACGGAGATCAAGTCTTTGTAAGAGACCCAGAGAACTTTAAACTCTACTGGGTTGACATGGTTAAAGTCATTAAAGTTATTGTTAATGAGAGTGAAGGTAAACTTCCTGAGCAATATGTTATTAAAGACTTAAACATTAACTTACAGAACTTAACAGTTGC